TATGGACTTCCACAGTATCCATCAATGAATTGTACGTAAGGAATTAAATCCCAAACAGTTGCATGAACCAGTGCTGCTTCTTTGGCAGAGATTGTGCCTTTGTTTGCTTTGTTCAAGATGCCATTACCAGTCTGCCTGTCAGCAAATTGGTGGTCACCCTCAAGCATTACAAGTAGTTCACCATCAAAAACACAATCAATAGAACCAGCAAGAGAAATAAATTCTTGCTCCAAATTGCCAAGTAGTAAAATTTCTTTTCCATTTCTACTCCTAAATTCACACTTACCATCTCTGACGATTGCGTTGAAGCGCATGCCATCCATCTTCATTTGTGCGTAGGCTGGGAATTTAATCTTGTCAACCAACTTCTGTTCGAATGGACTGCATAACATGCATGGGTATTCAGGAATCAAACCAGACCAAACTTTGTTGGCAGTAGATACATCAACACCACACTTCAAATCTTTGGAGATGATTCTTTCCAGTACCTTAGCATCATCAGCTGATACGGATGAGAGAAGCATACGGAGATATTCAATTGCTGCATTACCAGTCACGACTCTTTCTTTCAAGTCATACAATGCAAGCATGGCTTGATCAAGACTTGTTTGATGTTTGTCTGTGGTGTACTCAGGAATCTTGCGTTGATAGAATTGAGTGAATGGATCCAGAGCCAAGCGAATGACCTCACGCAAAACTTCGTTATCGCTGTTAGCGTTTAGTTGCTCGATTTTGAAGTTGCGTGAGGCATTTGCTGCTAAACCATCTAAAAATTTATTAATATTCATTTGTGTTTCAGTTCCTTAAATTTTCTATATCTCATATCAAAACGAATTGGCTTAATGAATTTCTTCACTACACCAGTGTCCACATTATAGAAGGCAACCATCTTTGATTTATCATCAGTCAAATAATAGATGTGGTTGGATACATTCCCAACCCAATCTGGAGTTGTCTCTTGGAAAACTCTCATGCGGTTTTCCTGAAGTAACCATAAGGGAGACCCTGCGTGAAACAGAAATACTCATGGTCGCCATTAGCACCTTCAGCATCCATCAACCATGCAATGACACGTTCACGATTAGTGCCAGTGTGCATGAGATTGAGTACACGATCTTCAAACTCAATGATGGCTTTGGCTTCGGATTCTTTGCGAGCAATTTCTTCAAGCATAATAACATGACCCAACTGAATAAACTCAGCTTCAAAGTCTTTCAGCGTCCACATGCTGGTATCGATACCACGAGGACGCACACCATAGGCATCCTTGTACATATCCCAATACTGGCATTGTGCTTGTTCCAACTCAGACATTTCTTCCCATGATAGCATATCGATCTCCTGATTAAATCAAACTGAATGTAGACTTGCGTGGAGCACCAGCAGGAAAACCAGAAGTGCCCTGCACGAACCCACGTGAAACTTTACCACGCATTTTCTGCTTTGGTGCTTTGCGAGATTTTACAATCTCAATCGAGCCACCTTTGCGCAAGAATGCTTTGACTTGCTTTTCGGTTTCTTTAGCCAACTGGGCTTTGGATTTGTAGATCACATTCATCATAAAGTTCCTTTTCGATTCATCATAAGATCTATTATCGTCCAAAACTGCATTAAAGGCAACAAGTATTTTGCAATCCCCTACTGTGGGTGTGGTTATCCGAGAGTAAGCCTAAAGGTTTACTTTTTGTAAGTTGTTGATTTATAAGGGATTTTTTAGCCCCTAGGAAGGGCTAGAAGGCTCTAGGACGCTAGGGAAGGGTTTAGCCCCGACTTAGACGCTAGGAAGGCTCTAGGGGTGTCTAAACGTCCTCTGAAACTAGGAATTCAATGAAGTTTGCAGCGAGGGTTTCGTTCGGGAAAACCTGAACAATCGTTCGGTCTTGTTCGTAAACATTTTGAGCAATCACCATGATCTGCTTATGTTTAAAGACTGATACTTTGAGAAGCCAACTCCCTCTTCTAACTAAGAAGAATGAGATTAGGTTTGGTGTTAATTTGGCTTTCATCATACAAATTATTTAGGGATCCGAAGACCCCTAAAATTGTATGACTTATCTACCTATTCTTTTCGAAGCAGCATCTGCTCTGGCATGTCTAGCCTCAATGAGTGCTTCAAGAAGATTAGTGAAAAACTTTTTGATTGATTTCATAGGATGTCCTCATTCAATAATTGTTTTTCGCTTTTAGACTTTACAACAATCTTCTTTGGCTTCTTAGCATCTGGAATCAAACGCTCCAAGAAAATCTTAAGCATGCCATTAAAGAGTTCTGCATCTTTAACTTCAACTTCATCATTCAAAGCAAACGCTCGACTGAACGCACGATTTGCAATACCTCTGAACAAGAAATTATCTTCAGCTTCTTCGGTTTTGATGCTACCACGAACAGTCAACTTACCATTCTCCATTTCGATATCAATGTCAGATTGACCAAAACCTGCCACAGCCAACTCAATGGTGTAGTTGTTCTCATCTCTCTTGACGATATTGTATGGTGGATAGTTAGGAATGTTCTTGGACATGTCGTCATGAAATTTCTGTAGACGATTAAACTGCTCATCGAAACCGATAAGAAATTTGTCCATATCTTTAGTGCCCCAGAATGTGGGTGTGAAATTGTTTCCCATATCAATCTCCTTATTGTTTAGCAAATGCTTTTTTGGCATCGAATGTGTAAGCTGAAAGACCAAGAGACGTATAAAAGTCTACATGTGCTTTAGCCACGATCTTTGCGAAAGAAGATTGCGCTTCAATAAATTGATTAAGTGGTTTTTTGAGTTCTTCGTTTTTGACGCAGGTCTCAACGAATTTAGTTTTGATTCCTTGGAAAGAATCGATGGCTGTGTTAATGTTATTCAACATTGTTTTGCTCCTATTAAGCGAGTTGGAAAACTCTCAAGCAAATCCCCGAAGGCGAAAAGAAGAGAGCCGTGTTAAAATACTGGTTACGAGTTCCAGCGATGTCGTTCGTCACATCCGCTTTACCAACGATTCGTACTTTAGTGGTCCTAAGGCGAATTGGTTACGCAGCAGGTAGTTCTGCTGCTGCTTGTGCAAGTGCTTCTGCTTGTGGGTCACCTTGTTGTTTGATCTTGCTGATCACTTTAACAACTTCCTCGAAAGGATGCTTTCCCAACACTGCAAGTAGCATGTTAACTTCATTAATTTCAAGTTCAAGTTTAATCATTTTGATTTTTTTCCTATGTTATATTTCGGTACTAGTTCCCATTGGTCTTTCTCTTTAAACGATACGACCTTAATTTGCGACAGAGATGCTTTCTGATCCGCTTGAGAATTATTTAGTATCTTTAAAAGATCCCAATCCTGTAGCAAACCAGCGATTGCATTTCTACGCTCGATATCACCACTAGTGATATTCGATTCTTTACCATCCAGAGCAAACAACTCTTTGAAATGGACGATGAAGTATCTACCCTGCTTATGTAAAATATGGCAGGATTGATATAATTTGTTTTCTTTTCTGGAAGCAATGCCGATTCGAGTAAGTGTTTCTCGAACCTTTAAGAAGTTATCTGGTTCTGGCAATGTCACTTCAAGCATCGACTCTGGTTTCCAGTCGTAATAAATCATTTCGACAGTCATGATTTTCCACCTTTGTATAATTTTTCTTTTATCATAATCAAGTGTTCTTCACTAAGAAGGCTCAATGCATCTTTAGCCTTCTCGCTCGAATACCCAAAATACTCTTTAACAAGTTCGATGGAGTCAGTAGTTGCATCTTTTTTAGACCACTTACTGAAACGCTTCTTCCTTGAAATAATATTTAGGAAAAAAGAAAATTGCTGGTCTTTATCTAGTTCGGGATGTTTGTTCATCTCGTTAGCGTAAAGAACAGTATCGTGGAAATACGAAAGTCCTCTATTTACAATGAATGGTTTATAATCCTTTACAGCCTGTGGGTCTTCAAATAAGTTTTTCTTTGTATCATTTATTGCATTTAAGAAATCAAATGGGCTCATAATCTTTAATTATCCATCGTTGCGCTGCATCAATGGCTTGCTTTTCAGTATGGAAGGTTTCCATCTGGTTTCCACCGAGTTCATTATTAAATGTTACCATGTAGTCATTAGTCATCTGTTTTTCTATAGATGCAGACCTTCCATCTTTTTGATATAGTTCAGTCATTGTAATCCAACTTCCTTCAAATTATCTCTATCAGCAAAGAATCTTTTATTGGAATACTTAGATGCAAGTACTTCCTCTAATTCTTTTTTAGTGCTCCCCTGAGCCATAAAGGTGTTGTTGTCTTTATCATAGGCATAGTAAACATCTTTATGTTTTTCTATCTTTATATCTATTCTGGATTCTTCTATTCGTTCGTGCACACTACTGTCAATGTGCATTAATAGTGCATCTACTTTTTTAGATGCAAAGTTCTCACGTTCTCTCCAGCCCCAGATAAATCCAATAGCAAAAACTACAGCCATGTAAAACAAATGTAGTAATAAGTCCATATATTCCCTTACTTGAATTTGCACTCGACCATAATTTCTGTGAGTGCTGCCATTATATTTAGTTCATGGTCAGCAACGAATGCTCCTTGATATTGATATTTAGCCAAGATCAATACAAGCGCAGGGATGCTATCTGGCATTAGGAAACTCACTGAGTTATCATAAAGTTCTCTAAACAATCCAACTGTATCAGAATCCGAGTTCTTTCCAACCCACTTTCTAGCATTAGTGAAGTCTTTTTCTTTGAGGAATTTGATTAGATCTTTATAGGATTCTTGACTGGTATTGACTAGAATACCAGAGTCGATCTTACCTGAAACACTGTAACGCTGAAGTTCGTTTAGAACCCTACGATAATCTGGGAAATGTTTCGTGACAAGTTCTGCAACTACCTTAGGATCAAACTCAACATTCTCTTGTTTAAGAATCTGTGTTGCACGTTTGAAGAAAGTTCCTGCAAGTAACTGTTTGTCTTTTGGTTCGATCTTAAAATCGATAACTGAACAACGACTGTGGAGTGGTTCAATGATACGATTTTTATAGTTACATGTAAAGATGAAGCGACAGTTGTTACTAAATTCTTCAATGAATGAACGCAGTGCTGGTTGAACTGTATCTGCTTTCATGTAGTCTGCTTCATCGATAATGACGACCTTCTTGGCATCAGTTAATGAAACAGTAGAAGCAAAGCCAGTGATGGCAACTCGGAGAGTCTCCAGCAAACGACCTTCATCTGATCCATTGATCATAAGATACTCTGCACCAACTTCATTACATAGTGCTTTAGCAACAGTAGTCTTACCGACACCTGCTGTTCCAGTAAACATAAATGTTGGTAGTTCGCCTTTAGCGATATACTCTTTAAAAGTATTCTTTAGTGCTTCGGGAAGTACACACTCATCAATAGTCTGTGGGCGATACTTTTCTACCCAAAGAAATTGGTTATCACGGGATTCAATCATATTAAAGTTCTACTGTAAAGTTGTGGAGATTTGATCTAGTCACAAGATCATTCCATTCAAAATTTGAAATGAAATGCCCATGTAGTTTGCTATTCTTTTCTTTTTGAATATAAAGTCTTGTAGAAACTTTACGAAAATCACTATCCTTTAAATTATGTGGGGCAATATCTTGCCTTTCAGATTTAACATAACAGTTACTTCGTAATACATATCTCCAGATAGTTTTTGCATCTGGTTCATCATCACTAACTAAATCTTCTACCCAAAGTTTTTTAAACATCCACTCATTGTTAAGAGTAGATGTCAAAGCAGTTCCTTCATGTTTCATAATATATTCCTTCAATTAACGTCTGTCAAGTTTAACAACAATCCTATTCTGTTCTAATAGTGTCTTGTGTTCGATGTAAGAACCCCTTTCTGTATCATTTAGATATGCATCATACCTTCCGTATGAATCTTTAATAGCACCTTCTCCACTAACTTCTTGTAACTTATTGCTAATGTATTCTTTATCCAATAAACCAAGACCATTCATTACTT